AGGAATATGAATCAAATTATCCAAAATATAAGCATTATTCAAATCTTCATCGTTAATCCCATAATCCCTATCTAAAAATTTATGACCAATATAGTCAGACCCAGGAACTTGTTTCTCCCCACCAGATGAGTCTTTAATGGCATAACTTTTCTTTTTTATTTCAAATTGAACAGTCTTCCCCTTGCTATAATGAGAGTAAGGAATCAATGCTTTTGTTCGAGCATCAAAAGCCAAAGGTGTCAACTTTGCTTCCATAAAAAATTGAGCACATTCAAATATTTGTACACCCTTGTCTTCCTCCTCTGTTGTATCAAAACACACCACATTATAAACATTCCTGCGTTTAGGGTATAAAGATTTAACCAGGTCTTGATCATAATCAATCTCTTTCTTTAACTCCGCTTGATGTTCACAAATTGGACAAGGTAATCCATAATTGCGATTCAAACAAATAAATTGAGCATCGTTCGCGCCAACATTCTGATGAACAAATACATCCAAAACATACACAGGATCTCCCTCAGGAATTTTCATCCCATGGCTATCTTGTGGCCAATTAGGTCCTGCAAAAGTGGGAATAATATCAAAAACATGAACCCCAAATTTTGGTCTCCAAATTGAAACATCTTTTGTCGGGACATCCTCTCCATCGGCATTTTTAACCGTCCCATCCTTTTTAAAATATGAAAAAGATACTCCATATTCATCTTTTCGCTCATAACTTTCCTTGGTTCTCTCTTGAAGCTTCTCCCCCATTGCCTTCATTCTATCCGCTGCACTCCCCATAATTAATCTCCTTTATGCTTAAAAAAATTTCTCAAAGATCGAACAAAACCTCTCCCAAATAACCTCCCCGCTGAATAAAGAAGGAAGCTACCTACAACAACACCTATGATAATAAACAATATTACTTGTAAAATTTCCAAATTTTTTACACGTCGCCTTCTATTTTTTGTACAGGGCATCGCCGCCTTAATGGCCGATCATCCTTTAAGGTTTGCTCAATGGCTTTTTTTGCCTGCTCTTGTTGCTCCTCTTTATATGATTTTGGAATCTTGGGATCTGAATAATACCCATTCTGCCACAATTGAACTTCATTTTCCAAAGCTGCTTTGCGATGAGAAAAGGCAGTCTTTACTCCTTCCAATAATTCTTTATTCCTCACCGCTTCAATATATGCCTCTGTAACTTCATGAATTTCCTTGGCCACATCATTTTGAACCTGAATAAATGAATTACAAGTAATTACGGCATTGGCCAATGCTGTTTCTGTAGGTTTTTTCCCCTCCTCCGTTACCATTGTAATTCTAAACTCTGTATCCAATGCCGCTCTTTTTTCATCAATCTTTCTTTTACCCTCAGTCTTCACCACATTGACTTTTTCTTGAGCACGCATCATTATAGCCACAGCATCTGCAAATTGCTCTGCATAATCTAGATAAAGGCTTGATTGTCCTGCCCACTCAATATGCAAATTATAAATATCAACCTTGGCGTCTTCTTTATACCCCACTCTTAGCCCTCCTGTTTATTTGTATCTAAAATTTCCACCTTTGTTATTGCACTAAAGGTGTGTCCGTTTGCTTGAAAACTATCTTCATACTCTTGTTGCTTATCGGCTAATAAAATATCCTTATCTAACCAAAACATTCCGGGCTTAACCGCTAACAACCAATTATCAAATTGATTATCAGGAAGTTCTCGAATGGTAGTTAATTTTATCTTCATAATTTCTCCTTTTTTATAAAAAGAGGGCAGGTGAGGTATCCTGATTGCACTATCGCAATCATCCCATTCTCCTTTTGCTTTCCTTACCCTTATGATTATATTATATATTAAATCCTAAAAAACACTTAATCTTTATTTTTCAATGACATAATACATAAATAGCATCAAATAATTTCTCCCTTCCGCTATAAAACCAAGGTTCAGCTCCAAAAACAACCATCACCTGATGCGTCCAACTATCTCCCTTATTTAGCAATACTGAACCGAAATACCGTGCCACAGCCACACGCAACTCCTCAGGTTTGCCCCCAGTGAGATCCAACCCTTTGAGAATATTTGCTGCAGTTTTCCAATCTTTTTTTCCGGAAGTCATTAAAAAATCAATTAACTTTTTCACTTCCACTTCATCAAAAGTTGCACTGGCAATGGCATCAAATGCTGCTTGATCATCTTCAATATCAATAATCTTATCCATTATCGCTAATGCTGCCCTTGGACTTCCTTCAGAAACAGATGCAATTTCCTTGTAGAAATTATCTGGAAATTGTATTTCTTCTTTGGCAGCTATTGATTTAAGAAAACCAATCATTACCGGTCTGGTAAGACGATTGACCGGAAAGGCAGTGGCCCGATTCCTTATTGTCACAATCAATTTGTTTTCTTCCGTAGTACACAAAATAAATCTTACATGATCTGGCGTATCCTCAAGAATTTTTAACAAAGCATTTTGGGCATCTGAAGTCAATTTGTGACATTCATCAAGAAGATAAACTTTAATATCCCCTTCCATAGGCGAATACCTGCTGCCCTTAATAATATCTCGTATAGTTTCAATTCCTCTGGTATTTGCTACATTATACTCAGAAAAATCAATTTCCGAACAACCTAATTCTTTTGAAACAATTCTTGCCAAAGTCGTTTTTCCGCACCCTGAAGGACCAAAAAATAAATATGTTTTTATTTGATCCTTCTTATCCCTGTTTAACACGCTTTTTAAGGCTTGTACGGTAGACTCATTTCCTATAAATTCTGAAAAATCGGTTGGACGATATCTAATATGCAACGGCCCTTGAATTTCATTTTCATTCATTTTATCTCTCCTAATTGTTTAGTAAGTTGATTGATTTTTGCATCACAGTTTGTTATTTTTTTCATTAACTCAGCAGCTTCTTTCGGAGAATGTTTAAAAGAAAGCCTTAAAATATCCATCCAATTTTTATTATTCTCTGTCCTAATTTCTTGAATTTTATCCAACAGTTCAGAATAGGATTTCATCAATACCTCCTAGTTTTTTCAACGTCTCTGCAAAATTCTTTATCCCCATTTGAAACATCTCCCTGTTATTTGGATTATGAGTCACAGAAGCAGGATGTAAACACCAGCATACCCAACACTTCCATTTATCAAGCCACTCAACAGTTCCATTCTTCTTACTAATCCCCCCCATTTCACCTAAAAATGCCATGATTGCAGTATTTCCAAAAGCTAATATGAGCCGACAATCTATAGCCTTCATTTCTTCCTGCAACCACGACATACATTTTTGAATATGAATTTTGGTTGGAGTTTTGGTCTCGGAGGGGTAACATTTTACTATATTTGTAACATGAAATTTAGTTCTTTTTAAACCATATTTCCCCAACTCTGGCCACAATATGCCCTCCCCCGCCTTACCCACAAAACCCTTACCTTCCAAGTCTTCATTTTTTCCAGGAGCCTCCCCCACAATCATAATATTATACAATCCTTTGCTAGGCATAACAGGAGAGGAGCATTCTTTGCTTAATTCACAATCAACGCAATCAATAAGAGAATCATTATTAAATCTGATTTTCTTTATTACATCAAGTAGTCGAACTCTACCTGCTACAACATCAACCACTTGACTAGGTTTGATATTGGGAAACAATTGAAATAGATTGGGGTATAAAATACGATGATCCGTTGAAATAGTAAAATTAAAATATTGACTTACCCCTTTGGGAATACCTGGTTCAAAAACTCCAACCTCTTCAAGCATAGTTTCCAACTGTGATTTCTTTTTTCCTTTTTGTTGCTCAATTTTAAAAAAACCAGAACTATTCATTGAAACAGATCTTTTCAACCCTACCGCTTCCAAGGCTTTTTTCTCCCCAAGCCCCTTAATGGCAATGAAAGGAGCATATAAAATATTCTCGTGAAAAATCCACTTAATAGCATCTGAAATTCCCGACTTCGTAGGCATAACATTAAATCCTAATCTTTGCGCCTCTTTAATCAATTCGTTTTTCTTAGAGTCCGGTTCACAAGTCAAAGTAGCACAAAGAAACTCTTTGGGATAATTCAACTTTAACCATTCTGTCCAATAACCAATCATTGTGTACTCTACGGCGTGGGAACGATTAAAACTGTAATGAGCATGAGATTGTAATTCGTCCCAAAAATCAATTGCCTCTTTTGCAGTAAGGGTTTTCTGTTCCAAACACCCTTTTATAAAAGCATCTCTGTAGGGTATAAATTCCTTGACATCTCTTTTCTTCCCTATGATTTTTCTAATCTTATCTGCAGTGGCATAAGGCAATCCTGCCACCTTATTAATCACCTCCATTACTTGTTCTTGATAAATCACTACGCCATAAGTTTTTGCAGTTAATGTTTCAAAAATAGGATGCTTTTTTGTCCATTGCTCACCATGTTTTCTCCTCACAAAAAGATCAGTTATACCACTATCTAAAGGTCCTGGGCGGGCAATAGAAATCAATTGAACTAAATGTTCAAACTCTTCCACCCCCATCTTTTTTATCCATTCAGTACAAGTATGACCCGAAAATTGAAAGGTTCCAATTGTATTCCCAATAGATAAATTTTCATAAACCTTAGAGTCATCCAGAGGAATATCTTCAAATTGTAAATCAACTCCTTGGTTTTCTTTTATTAACCTTTTACATTCTCCTAAAACCGTCAAAGTGCTTAACCCCAAAACATCTAATTTCATTAATCCAACATATTCAGCATCATTCATTTCCCAATTGATTGCAATTCCTTCATTCCCTCTTTTAATCAAATTGCATCTTGTTCCCAAAGTCAAATCTTCAGCTGATACAATTATTCCAGCTGCATGTTTTCCATAACCACGAATTTGACCTTCAAGTTTTTGGGCCAAATTGATAATTTTAGGATACTTTTGAGCAAACTTCCTTCCAATATTGGTCTCTTGCGCTGCATCTTCAATTCGATTATTACCCCTTACCTCACCACTATCATCTATGATTTTTGCAAACTCATCAACCTCTTTCAATGGAACATCAAACACACGACAAACATCCCTTATCGCCCCACGCCCCTTCATCCTCAAAAAAGTAGCAATATTTGCTACGTTATTAATACCATACATGTCCTCAAGATGTTGCCGAACCAGATAGCGCTTAGTATCTTCAAAATCCAAATCAATGTCAGGAAAGTCAATCCTATCAGGAGCAATAAAACGAGAAAATAAAAGCTCAAATTTAATTGGATCAACCTGAGTAATCCCTAAAAGATAAGCTATCAATGACCCTCCAACACTCCCTCTACCTGGCCCCACGAGAATTGCATTCTCTTTACACCAGTCTATCAACTCCTTGACAAGGCAAAAATATCCTGTAAAATTCTTTTCGCATATCAAATCATACTCTTCTTCAAATCTTTTATTATATTCATCCCCAAATAAACTCCCCAAATAAACTGATCTTTCTCCTTTATGGCAAAGTTCTTTTAATAATACATCAGGGGCTCCTTTATATCCTCTCACATTTGGCAATGAAATAGTTTGTTTCTCAATTCTAAAATCACAGCATTTTTTAGCCACATCCAAAGTATTTTCTAAAGCATCAATAATCTCTTCTCTGTTTAAAACACCTTGTTTTATAAAAGAATCATACATTTCATCTGCTGATTTTAAATACAATCCTTTTATTCCAAATTTCCAACGATTAGGGTCATTCCATTTGGCTCCCCTTTGAATTGCCAACAAAACTTCCTGAGCTTCCCAATCTTCCTCATTAATATAATGACAATCATTTGTTGCCACTATCGGAGGAACAAATTGAGTTCCTTCAATAATCTCCAATGCTAAATCCAATGCAATTTTATTAGCATTTTTTTGAAATTCAATATCATGAGGCATTACTTCAAAATATAAATCCCATGTGTCAGGAATAGTTTTCTCTAATTCATACAAAAAATCTATACCCCAATCTGTTGTTAAAAATGTATTCCCACATCCTGTCAATATAACAAATCCTGAACAATGCTCAAGAAAATAATTTACATCTACGCGAGGTCTTCTATAAAACCCCTCCAAATTAGCATATGAGAGTATCTGCAAAAGATTTCGCCATCCTTCATTATTTTTTACAAATACTGTCATATGACTAGCCTTATCTTTTGATTTGACATCTTGAACAATATAAAGTTCACAGCCCAATATTGGTTTTATTTCATTTTTATCACATTCCTTTTGAAACTGAATTAAACCATCCCCATTTCCGTGATTTGATAATGCAAGGTATTCAAAACCCATTTGTTTAGCTTTTTGAACATATTGTTCAGCAGTACCCATTCCATCCAATTGTGAAAATTGATCATGAACATGAAGATGACAAAATTGATTATTATTCATTTTTCATTCCTTTTCTTATTCCCACTATCCAAAACAAATCACCTTCTTTTAAAAATGAGACACATTTTGCTTCATAAATAGGATCTAATTCGATATCACAAAAAACAATTTTTTTTCTTTTATTGTAATTTAATTCTGAAAAAAGCAAACTCCAATTATTATACCAAACAGGCAAAAATTTACGAATTCTTGCAACTGGATCCGCCCCAACCCTAATTCCTAAAATCGGAATATTAATTCCCATTTGTCGAACGCCATGAACAACACCACAAAATGTCATCCCGCTTCCAACAGGAACAACAATTCTTTTAAATTCTCCGAACGGCAAATTTTTAACTTGATTTGCTGTTTGATCAATAGCCTCTTGACATTCCATCCCAAAAGGTATATATTTCCAATTTCTTTCTTTTGCATCATCCCTTGCTCTTTTTTTAATCACAGAATTGTAACCATATTTGTGTTGAACAATATCTGTAAATTTTTTTGTTTTTAATTCTTCTAATTCCCAAGATAATTGTCCACTAGCCGTATGACCACGAAATGGAACACGATAATATTCCGCCATATGACTAATTATAACAATTTGAGGAGAGGACTTACTACCAGCGGTGGTCAATCCGCTTGCTCCTTGACATAATAATTTTGCAGTTCGAACCTTCCCTCCCGATACCCCAGCAAAAGAATAAGTATCTTCACGTTTGAAATAATAATTTTGCCTCTTTTCAACAGGAGTCAATTCTTCCATTATTTTTTAATAAACACCTCTAAATATTCATGACATCTAATCAAAAATTTATTTTTCTTTTCAAAATTCCCAACCCTTTGAATCGCACCCGTTGTATTTTTATCCCAATATAAAACAACCTCTTCTTTATGAATAAAACCATTTTTTTTATGAATATTCGATATATCAGAAGGAATAGAAAGCAACTGCCCATTTTTATCTCTGTGCACTCCAACAACCCAACAAGATAGGGAACCGGATTTCAAAATACGAAAAGATTCAATAATGACTTGTTCAATCCCCCTCAAAAAATCATCATAAGATTCACACATTGATAAATCATTATTCCCGCCATTATATTTTTCCATATTGTAATAAGGAGGACAAGTCATCAAAAAATCAGCAGATTGATTTTTTATTTGAAAAGCATCTTTACTATCTCCGCAAATAATTTCAGCATCAACCTTATTGTTTTTCAATCTCTCATTAACCGCCTCAACTTCATCTTGTCTAATCTCCATTCCTACATAATCCAACCCTTTTTTAACCGTTACAATCGCCCTTGTCCCCCCTCCTGCAAATGGATCATAAACCAAACCATTCTCTGGTCCAAAAAGATTTAAAATCCAAATAGCAACCATTGGATTAAAAACAGATTCAACAACCTCATTATACATATGAGTTCTTTTCTTATTAAGATCGTGCTTATGAAACGAATTGCTTCTGGTAGAAGTCCCAAGCCATGAACCATCTCCGACCTCTCTTTTTAATTTTTTTAACATAGGATCGGAAAAATTACAAGTCCAAACGGTCATTGGCCATATTCCATACTTCTCAATAGCCAATTTAAAGGCATCCTCCTCCAACCCCAAACCCTTCATTATTCCCCCCTCAATACCATTTCCAAATGACGAAATTCCTTGCCTTTAGTGAACACAGCAAACTTCCCGCCATTGGCCAATATAAATTGCTTCGTTATCCCTAAAATTTTCAATACAAAAGCTGGCTCCATCTCCAAAACCATTCCTTCCGGAAACTCAGACTGCCAAGCCAATCGCTCTTCATACTCCCCATCTTCAGACTTACCCTCTACAACTAACTGATCTTTTTCACGATATAATCTCACATACCAAATCTGTGCCGAATCCTGAGAACTAAATACACCGGCTCGATTGATTAAATCTGCCAAACCCTCTGGAAACTCATATTGTCCATCTTCTTTAACATCCAAAATTTCCTTCAATCTTTTTATTTTATACTCCCCATTCATAAGGCGACAACTAACTCTCTCATTATTAATTCCCATAAAATGAACCCAACTTTTATCTAATGAAATATCAGTTATATTAACAGATTTGAGGATTATTTCTGCATGATCTCGGCTAATAATAAAATCACTTTCCACATCCCCCTTCATCTGATAATTTGCTATCCTATAATTATCCGTCGATAGCATTTCATTTTTGGCAACATAAATCCCTTGCATAACCCCAATTGTCACATCTTTACTGGCACTATGAACACAAAGTGATAATCCCTCTGTAAACCCTTCAGGCAATTTCTCAAATTGAAGATCTCCCTCATTAAATGGAATTTGAGATTCATGAGTTATTATAGGCAATTTTAATTTTTTCCCTGGACCCTTTAAAAAGAATTGTCCGTTTTTCTCCTCCTCTATTGTCAAACGGACATTTCCGGTCCGAATTCGACTCAAAATATCATAAAGCGGTTTTGCCCTAACTCCGCATTCAAGTTCAGTCTCTATGGGATATTGCATCATCAATGCCCCATTGAATGTCCACAATCGATCTTTTTCAAAAACTATCAAATCAGCATTTTCAGTTATCAATTGATTATTATCCACAGCCGGCATAACAAATTTAATCCCTCTCAACAAATCTTCAATTTTCATTTCTACTCTCCTTTTCACTATTTCAACAAATCATCAATATTAATACCAAAAATCTTTTCCCCTGGTTTTCTTCCAACAATACAATATTCATGACGTTTTGGAAAAACACCTCTTTGAAATAAAATCTGGACAAACCCTTTTTGTACAGACCTTCCCAAATCAACAATATATATTGATTCCAAAATAAAACCAGCTTTTTCCATTAAATGTGCAATATCAGAATGATAAACATAATATTTACCATTACTTTTAAAATCGTTTATAAACCAACAACACCAAGCACCAGGTTTCAAAATTCTAAAATTTTCCTTTATATGAAAAAAGATAAGATCAATAAAATCTTCATATGTCTTAGTATTTCCCAATTGTTCTTTCTCATCGCCATAATATTCTATATTCCAATATGGCGGACTTGTCAATGTAAAATCTGCATAATTATCAGGCAAATCAACTTTATTTGAAGACCCTTCAATGAGATTAATTTCCTTTTTTTTGATCAATCCAAGGCTATTTCTATTTTTTTGCAACAACATTTCTCTGATTTGCCTATTTGCAATCATAAATTCCTTGCTAACATCTACTCCAATATAATTTCTCCCTGTTTTCCAAACCAATTCCATTCTGCTATTATGTCCGGCAAAGGGGTCATAAACAACCCCATCTTGAGGACAATAAAAATTTACCAGCAATCTGCCTATATTTTGAGGAAAACGGGAAAGAGCACCATCCTTGGCCCCCTGATGAGATAGACAAAACAATTTAAGTTCTTTTTCAGTAAATTCAGGGTGTGCCTTTTTTATCATTTTTTTAGAGGTATTTTTATAACTTCTATCATTAGCATATAAATCTAAAGCCTTGTCATGACGATCATGCTTCAATATGCTTTCGGGAACATTTCCAAAAATATTAATAAAATTATTTCTGATTTTTCTGCTTTTTTGCAAAGATAATAAATTCTTTCCATTCGCTTGATTATTATTAAATTCTACAAAACCACTCATTTTATCCTGCTCCAACTATAGACTTCTCGCTTTCGCATTGGGTTCATTTTATCCTTAAATGCCTCCAAATTTGGATTATCAAGCACTCCACCATCATTTACCAATTTTCCACTACCCAAAACTGGTGAACTTTGATAAAATCTCAATCTCATATGCTCACTCAAAAATGGATAATTTTTACACAAACAATACCGATAATTCAAATATTTATAATTTTCATCCCATATGTTTAATCCCAAAACTGCATCATTTACATCACAAAGTAACCACCGCCGTTGCCCCTCTAAAACATATTTGAGCATGACATCTGAATCTTGTATCTCCTGTTCTTTTATCCCCTCCAACCATTCTTGAAAAAGCATTAAAAGACGGTTATTTAAAACAGATGAACCCATTCGGGTTGAATATTCACTCACAGGTTCATAAAATAGGTCCAAGCCGTATCGGGCAGGAAATTTGCGGCTATTCTTTCTGAACACCGACCATTTATTGCCTCTCATTTCTGAAAATCCCTTTGGATCATAAATATATTCATAATCAAGAAATTCAGCAGTAAAATCATAAGGAGTAAATCCGCTAAAATCAGACCATATTTTATTGAATTTATCCAGTCTTGCCCGCCCGAGGGGAGGGAAAACTATCACACCATCATCTTCAATCCAAATCCATCCATCCTCCTCTTTTTCTATCAATCCTGCTTTTTGAAAATACTCTTCTGATATCCAAAAACTAGGATCAATATTATATAATTCTAAAAAGGTTATATACTTACTCATGCCGAAGTTCCTTATCCTTACCTGGTTGAGATTTGCCCAGTAGGTTTTAAAATCTAATCAACCAAACCCTTACCCTTAGGTTTGCGGGAACCACAACTATTTTTAACCCCTTCTCCTTCTAGCCGGTCTTTCTGATTCCTGGCTTTGCTCAACATTTCTATCAACTTCTTGCTCGGTTGACCCGTTTTTCGAGATTTTCCCCCCATTTTTCTCCTCCTCTTTATTCAAAATCTCAATACTCCCTAAATCATCATAAAGACATTTGGCTACGATAGCCTTCATTTTATACTCTTTCCCTTCAATTATAAAACAACCATATTGTTGAGAAAGAAAAAATAGATCCAATATGGGGTTAAAAGTAAACAATGCAATTAAATCGTTTGTTCTCATCCCCACCGGTCCAAAATCTGATGTTATTTCATCTGAATCAATATCTAAACCCTTAAATTTTTTCTTCTCCAATTTAATCACACTACCTGAAAAAATATCCCTTTGAAGAATCATTGGTTGAAGATCTTTAGATAAAAACTCCACATGAGACAAACTTTCATCCAAAAGTTTTAAATCATTGGATGTAAATTTGACAACAGCTACGGCCCCCTCTGAATAACCCCAAAATTTATTAAACATCACCTCTGTATTTTTAAAATCAATATTTGGCGCCTTACAAATTTTCTCCCGATCATAACCCCCCTCACCCTTGGTTACAAAAATGATTTTTCCGTTTTCTTCTCTAAAATCCTCTGAATCATAATCATCAGCATTGAAACACAATTCTGATTGAAATGCAACACGGGACAACTCAAAACGGAAAAGTACTGTTTTATCATAATTCAATATGTAAACAATGTTACCCTTGCATGCTATAATGCTTTTCATCTTTCCATTTTGCTCCAACGCTACAGCATGTGAAAATACTCGGGTTGCCTCTGACATATCTACCATAAATCATCTCCTCTATTTTAAAATTGACAACAACATTTCTTCTCTTAAATCTTCCTTTTCATTAAATTTCCACATCAATCGCCCCTCATTGTCTTGTCCAACAGGTTCTACCCCCCTGCACCAGTATGGGACATAAGCGGGGTTGTCCAATAAATTCCATGATTCAAAAACCATATTCCTTAAAACCGGAGAAAGAAACCCCCCTTGCGTTTCTACCCAATTTTCATATTCTCCCCATGATGTGACCTTATTCTGTTTTACAATATACCTGACAGCGGTCAAAACATTTCCCGTATTATATCCTCCTTTAAACCAATCATCAACACAACAACAAATATCATCATCATTGTCCGGGACACTCCCAAAATCAAATGTTGAACATTTGAACCCCTTCCCTCTCAAATAATCTGTAAACCGATTCAACAACAGGCTTCCTAGCCATTGAGCATCACTCATAAGCGTAAACATCCTCTCAAAATCCAAACCCACAGATTCAATTCCCCTCTTAACCCCCACTGAATTGGCAGAATAACTATAAGTGTCCAATGTAATGTGTCTTATCCCAGCTTCATAAATTATTTCACAATATTCGTCCACCTTATCTTTTTCATCATTAATAAAAACCATAAAAGGCTCGATTCTTGCTACCACACGGACACCAGCTTGGATCAAGGCTTTAGCGGCCTTCACCCTTTCTAAAAAGGCAGGTGCACCAGGCTCTAATGTTTTATTCAAAACCGAATCTGAACTCAACATAGTAATATGCACTGCGGCTCCGGATTTATTCCTAGCCAACTCTGCCAGATAATCCTCTCTGCCCACCAAATCACTTTTGGTATTGATCATAACAGGGTAGTCTATGTCTGCCAGATATTTCAACAACTCTTTGGATATTCCTCTTTTTCCCTCCAAAGGGAAAAAGTCCTCAAACCGAATACCAATTCTAATTGGAATGCGCAAAGCCATTGCTTTTGCCCTTTCGCCTTTCCCCTTTCCGCTTAATAAATCATCCAACTCTGACTTGAAAAAATCAGGCTTGCAATGCCTCAATCCCAAAGTTTTTGAATTATCAAAAAATGATGTATAAAGACTTGCTCGAAATGAATCCGCAAAACAGTATCTACAACGGAAGGGGCATGAAATGGCGTCCCAGACATCCACATTAAGTGGCATTGGGCAGTAAGCTGCTCTAAGTGAAACCTCCAGAAAACTTGTTATTTCCTCCTCATTTAACAACCTTTGAATTGAAACCATCTCATTAGTTTCAAGATTAAATTGTTGATAATTGACTTTTCGTCCCTTCTCCTTCACCAATGATGCTGCCTTCGTTAACTGTTCAAAAATGGACTTCCGGGGAATAATGTGTTTAACAATTTCTCTCAATTCATAATAATTCATTCAATCAATCCTTTTCCTTTTGGTTTTTCCAACAATCTTTTCATCTCGATATGAGATCGGGCTTTCAATATCATACCATTTTCTAACACAGCACACATTTCTTTATTATCAGGTATTCTGGGAACAAATTTAACAACTTTCTTTCCCGTCTCTTTTTCAATCAACTTTATTATATTCTCTTTTATTTCATATTCATACATATGCCAACCTCTTTTCACATCAACCCCAACCCTCTAGGTTTTTTATAATCAACACCCGATTTTATGCCATAAACATTTTTGCCCTTCTTGTCAACTTCCAAAATCCCAATTTTTGGGCTATCTTTCAAAGTATAATACTGCCCCCCACCATTCCAATATTTCTTTAATCTTTCATAAGCCTCGGGCTCTCTAAAACTTATTTCTTCCATATCGTCCCAACAAACAGACCCCTTTTGCAAAATTAACTTGCAAGCATGTTGAAGGGTAAATTCATAAATAGGAAACAATTCGTCTACTCCGCAACAACTTTCACAATAGTTGTCAAATGGAAAATTGATAATATCCGGAGTTGATCCCTTCACCCCTTTGTCCTTTAGAATATCAAAAAACTTCTCTCCGATCAATCTCCAATTTTCATCCAAATTTCCCTTCAACAGTTTGGGATAATTATAACCTCTTTTTTCAAACTCCACTTGAGCTATCTTAACGTTGGATGTCCTATAATTAAAAAAAGAAACATGCTGTGCCCCTGTTCTTTGAGCCATCTCAGCATATCCTTCCAATTGATCATCCTTGGAATTTATTCCTGCCAATATGGGTTCCCATCTCACTCCAGTCCATATGCCTTTTTGATTCAACTCTTTCACCAAAGCCCATCTCATACTAGCCATAGGGGCACCAGGTTCAAGGGTGTAATTTAAAGTATCACTACCCCCCATTATTGCCACAATAACAGCCACGTTCATGTCTTTCAAAATATCTAAATATCGTTTTAATCCGACATAATGACTTTTGGTTTCAATAATCATAGGCACTTGATTGTCACGAAACAACTCTAAGATTGGTCCGACTATATTTTCGTCAAAATCCTCAATACAAAACGTCTCGGCCTTACTTCCCATATTAAAAGGCAATCCGTGCCTCAAACATTGAATGTTCCAATCTGTTGTTATTTTATCACTACCAAAGGCTCTGTCAAAAAATCTTTTATAATCATCTATTTGACATGTCCTCACCAACTCCCTATGCCATCCAGTATAATACCTATTGTATAGACCTTCTTCCATTTCTCGGCAAAAACAATACCAACAACCCATAGAACAACCAGCAAAAACATCCCCCCCAAATGCCTGAGGGCATACCAATGAGTCACCCCGCCAGCCCACTATCGAAGAAAATTTAAGTTGCGAAATATCTTTTTTCACTCTAACACCACCCCACTGGTTTTTCAAATTCACACAAGCAATTCATATTTGGAAAATCTTGTTGCAAATCCCTTTGAATTAAATTAAGATATGGTACTTTTTGGGGATAGATCCCCATTATATGAGCCGCACAACAATCCATATCCCACATATCATCGCTAACTAAAATTGCATTTGCCCTTTTAACCAAACCATAATGCTCTGAATACTCTGACCCCTCAACCCCATCCATTATACATAACTTAACTCGATCTCGGATCAAAAAATATAAATCATGTAATCTTTTATGCAAAATATTGATATCACCTCTAGGGTGCATATTGCCCTTATTAGTCATACACCCCATCATATTTTTAATAGCACCTGTAACCAAGGCCATTTTATGCACTTTCAATTTAGGAAGATTGACAATATAATCACAATCTAAAACATAATCTGAAAATTTAGCCCCAAACAAACTCAAATAATCACCCTTGTTATCAAACCTAATCAATGAAAATTTATGATAATTTTCTGCCTCTTGCAATCCTATTAATTGAACACCATACCTTTTGAGAAGACTTTCATAACCTGAACTTTTTATTGTCTCTGCCCATTGATTTTTAAATCCACAATCCCCAATTACAATAGAATTGCAACCTTCGTCTTTTAAACATTCTACCGCCATTTCAACCAATTCTAATCTAGTGGTAGAAGCCCTTTCCCATTTTGATATTGGCACCACCAGATTGGGCTTGATAAATACCTTTTTACCCCGAAAAAATGGGGATGAAGGCCACACTTCATCCTTCATCCCCATTACATCATTATAATCAAAGCAACGATGCAAGGCTGCCACAATTAACTCTTGAATGAAAACTTGTTTGGCTCTTTTTCTTCCAGAAGATCCAGGGCCCTGAGAAATTTCAATCCAAATGCAACAACAGTTTCAGCCTCTTTAAGATTGTCTTTCCCGCCTTCTTTTACATATGCATCATTGCCTATTTTGGCCAATTCTTCCTTGGTTCCGCCAGTCCGAATTGCCATTGCAAATGTTTCCACGCGGGTCAATCCTTTGTCTTTCTTTGGAACACTCTTTTTCTCTTTTTTCTCTCCTTCTTGGTTCTCACTTTTTGCAGGAGGGGCTACCACAGCATCCAAGGCAATCCGCTTATCCTCAATAACCTCCACATACTCATTATAAAGTTTAATGGCTTGAGGGGGAATCTTCTTCTCCTCATCGCTCCCTTCAGAAACCGACTCAATAGCTTTCAAGAAGGCATCTACTAATACTTCTTTTTTTACCGCAACCACCTTAATAGGCTTGTCAATAGCTCCACTCCCATTTAGCTCCTTTACTATTTCTTTCAAAAAATTCATATCAAAACCTTCCACTTCTACCACTTTTTCTACACCTTTTAACATTGCCATTTTCTACTCTCCTTTTTTCTTGTTAATTAAAATTTCAACCTTTAATTATATTATAACTTGTTTTCAAAAAAAACATTAATCTTTTTTTGGTTATGAATTTATGATTATTTAATAGAAACAGAAATAAAAGGAGGCTTCATTCCTACAGAAGAGTTCATTATGGGGATCTTCAAGCCTTTTATTTTTGCATCCTTAATTTTAGAACTTATATTAGATAAATTAATACCTGGAATATTTTTTTTTGGTTGAATTATGATTTTATTATTTGATATTTTAACATAAATAGATCCTCCGGATATTTTTCTAATTTGTTTGGCAATGAGATTAATATCTTGGCCAGTATCACCCCCTCCCCCGCTACCCACCTTCTTAACACCCTTACCCCTTACACCGCCACCTGTTCCGCCCATGATTTAGTTTCCTCCTTCTTGATGTAGATTTAATAACCCTAAATATTATCCTATTCCTTTGTGCAATCGGGGTAAATTATCCCCTGCCAAAATAATATCATACATTTTGACTAACATCTCTTCTAATGTCGCAGGTATATAATAAAATGTTTTTTTAGATACCATCCCCCCAAGTTCCCTTACCATTTGAAGAGATCCCAAATACAACTCTCTTAATGCATCATATGACCAATAATTAAGATTTGGCATGCGGGAGAAAATTTCACTTAAAATCTCATTTGTTTTGACATTCTCCCTAAAAATTATCTCATTAGGATTGCTCTGCTCTTTTCTTATTTGTTTATGATTCATTTTATTTTCCTCCTTGGCTTAAAATACTTCAAACTCACTATCAATTAAAGGTTGTCCGGCCTCTAATTGTTGCAAAATTCTTACTTGATAATTTTCATTAAAATCCTCATTGCGGCTCACAGCAACACTACACCGGATGATATTGTTTTTCTTTTCAGCAGGGGTTTGACTTAACATAAAAGCCATCTCAACGTGGGCAAATTTCATATAATACCCTCCTACATTTTTAGCTTTAGTGCTCTTAGCATCCCACGCTTCACGGTTGCTTTGAGTGGCAGAGAGCATCAAAGCCCTCCTTCTGTCTCCAATCTGAGCCAAAGTCATCCAAGTTTCATCTGTTTGATCAATCTTCTCTCCTGATGAATTTTTTTCAGGGCGAAGGATATCAGCATAATCCACAACAATTACATCAGGAATGAACCCTTCAGTATACTCTAAAAGATCCAAATCCCTTTCAATATCCTCCAAATTAGCACTGAAACGTGGGTAACATTTTAACCGAAGGTTGTTTCCAAAACTCTCCCTTACACTCATTATATAATCTCTAACACTACCTAAATCCATCCCAGGCCTCTCTGAAGAGACATACCAATGAGAATCAGCCGGGATAAAATCACTCTTTTTCCTTCCCCGACAAACATCACAAGGGGTCCAATCAATCTTTTCATTATAATGCTTAAAAAAAATATTCTCCCCTTCCCGACTCTCTATCAAATCCCCCCTTCCTTTTCTTTCAATACTAGAACAACTTCCATCTTGATTCCTATAACAATCAAAACAAGGATAAAGAATGCTCCCCTTCCCCATTGCTGTGCTAATGAGTCGTTTATATAATCTTTGTTGCATTTTTTCTTTTTTCATCTCAAGGCTGATAAATGCCACCCTTAATTTAAAAAGCAAGGCCATTACAGCAATTTCCATTAAAAACCAAGTTTTGCCCTTTTTCACTGGGGCCATTATTACAACAAACGTTCCCCTTTCAAAAGAGCCCAACAATTGCCCAAGCGCTCCTGGCATTTGAAACAACACGTCTTTTTCCGCATCCATAGTCAAATTCACCTCTTCGGGGGAGAAGGGGTTTGACCAAGGGCTCATTGCCAACGCAACCTTCTTGTAACTTGCCAATATTGATTTGGCCTTTGATTTATCTCCATTAACAGTATGGACTTGAATTTTTTCAGACAAGTCCAAAAGACTTCTCTCGTCCAAATACTCCACGCATTTATCAATTAAATAGGGTTCATTTATAACGCTCTCTCGCTCATACTCCTCAGATAATCTCTCTAAAAATCCTGCCACCATCTCAGTCCTATCCCCAGGTATATTGTTTTTTTCAGATTCAAAAAGATCCTGAATATGTTTCCCCGGAGCAACTTGATATTTATCCCAATATTTCCTAATCCAATCAAGGACAATTGGTGAATAAGGATTTTGTAAATAATCCTTATTCACCAGTGGCAAAACCTCCTTACAGACTCTATCTGAAACTATAAGATGTATGAGCATCTTCCGTTCCGCTTCAGTATCAACTCTCTGCCGAGTGTATTGGGCCATTACTCCTTACCCCTTACACCGCCACCTGTTCCGCCCATGATTTAGTTTCCTCCTTCTTGATGTAGATTTAACACTGCTTGTTTTTGTAAATAAATTGGTAATATTGTATCAAATGTATAATCTGAACAAAAATTACCAGCCTGCACATTATCTTTATAATTGTCCATCAAAGCATCAACCACCAATTCTACCCTATCCTCAACAGTCCGGATAAACAACGGGTCAATCTTTTTTTGATAATCTTTATAAAATTGATAAATCATTTTTGAACCATAAATAAGCTTCCCCCTCTCTTTTTGACTCACATTGGCTATCCCCCCCTTCACTCTAGAAATAAATTGTTTGATTAAAATTTTAGTGATTTCTGGATATTCATCTTCTGGAATACGAACAATTTCAGCACATAATTTCGGAGGAGCTTCAAAATACTTAATAAACAAACTTCTCTCCCCATTCTCTGAGTAAGGATTGTAAAGAAAATCTGTAAACCCTATTTTTTTCAAATGATCTTTATAACTACCAGTGGGTTCATAATCAGGATTTAGTGCTGCAAGCTTAAAATTCTCTATTGCCCTAATAATCTCATCTTTTGTAAATTTTCTTTCCTGATAACCATTAGTGATTGTATGCTCATTAAAGAAGACCCCCCTTTTCATTTTCTTTAATGAATGAATTGTCTCTTTGTAAACCTTACTGGTAATATCTTGATGTTTTCTGAGCCCTGAATGATTCCAAATTGTAAGAATCTCTTTTATATCTTCAGGAACAAAAGGTGGTTTCTCTGATAAGGGGATTTTCCTTCTTTTTAAAATAAGGGGTTTATTGGAAGAAGTTGACCCATTGCCGCCAGGCAATGTATTATCCTCTTTAGAGGATATTATTCCTTTATTATTATTCACTTTATTATTATTATATAGTTCCAGATTTTTACGGATACTAGTCTCCGAGTTTTTCAGAGACTGGTCTCCGAGTTTTTCAGAGACTGGTTTCTTGTGTTCTGATATCCATGTGCCAACTAATTCAGACCACCTATCAATATCAATTTTATAAAAATTCTTAGCAGGAATATCTTTTTTTACCACATATAAAATACCTTCTGAAACGAGCTTTTTTATTATAAATGTTTGCTTGTCAATACTTAAACCAGTATCTTCTCTGATATTTTCTTGGGTGTTATAAAAAAATCCTTCATCATCTATTTGATTTTTATCATTAAAATATTCAAATTTTGAAAGCATATCAGCTAACCATAAAGCGCATTCTAACCCAAGAATCTTTACTGTTACTTTATTGATTCCCCACCATCCACCACCTATAAGATTAGCCAATCCTTTATCTTTTTCACTCATAATCCTAATTCCTTTCTCAAATATCTTACCTCACCTTCATTCATTTCTCCGGGGTCGCCGGGGGAGGATAATTTTATTACCTCAACATATCCATAAATTGATTCTAAATCCCACGCTAATTTTTCAGCTTTTTTAATGGCATTTTTTTCAGCATCAAACATTATGAATATTTTTTTGACGCCTTTATTTTTCAATCTTTTTAGCATCTCAACTTGTCCCTTGCTATAATTGGTCGTGGAGGTTGCTACCGCACCATCTCCAATTTTCCATACATCACCTGGTCCTTCAACAATGAGAATCCTATCTTTTACATTGTCAATATTATAAAGCGTCTCTTTTACCGGAATGGCGGATTCCTCTGGGGGGCAATCTTTGTATGTAATTCCTCCGCCCATTATATCACGGGCAGTAAAGGTCACCAATTGTCCATTTAAAAAATAAGGAATTATGATCCTGAATTTAAATTTACCAATATTGAAACAAGCCCTGAGTTTGTATTTTTCAATTATCCGTTCTGGGAAATCAAACCCTCTGTTTTTGAGATAATTTAAATGCAATTGATGAAATGTTTCTGTCGATTCTAAAGGGTAATGGCCTTCTGTATAGATTTTAACTGATCGTTGTGCCTGGGCAGGATTTGTCCAGGAGGATTTAGAATCTAAGAGGTGTTTATAAAGTGTTTGGGACTTAGAAAAAGAACATTTTTCCAATAAGGTGATCAATTTAGTAAAATGACCTGAGTTCCCACAAATATAACAATTAAACATCCCGCTTTCTAAATTGACCCCGCAATGCCATTTATGATCACCACAAGTGGGGAAAGGACATTGAATATTCACCCATCCCCGGCTGACATTATCTTCGCCTGGGAGGTGATATTCAATCCTTTTTGATTCAAAATATGGTATTGGATTAATCATTTAACATCAAACTTTTTTATAATTTGATTTCCCGTCTATCTATAATTTTTGAAAACTTCTCTCCATTTACGGTTAAAATGACCTCTTCTCCTTTTTCTGCCGCTTCAACAGCAGCAGTAGCTCTATCTCCTAAATGAGTAATTATCCCCTTTTCATTTCTGATCATTAAGTTTCCCATAACACACTGAATAAAATCTTGCCTATTACATATAATCATAACCATTCTTCCTCGATATAAAGACATAAACGATGACCAAAATGCCTAACCATATGAAAATTATCAGCAATGAAATAATCTCGAATAATCACCCTTTCTTTGGCCCCATCTACGTTGCGTGTTCCCCGCCCAATGGCCTGTAAAGTTTGGGCATCACTTTTGCCTCCAAATCCCAATATAACGCTGCTTAAATTTGGAACATCCAAACCCTTTTTAAATACAGAAGTGGCTACTACAATATCAATTTCCCCACTGATCATTCCTTGTCTGATTCTCTCTCTCTCATTTTTATCTGTAGAACCGTGGACAAAAATGAATTCCTCATTATAAACATTTTGAGCAAGTTTTAAAATATTCTCCCCATGTTCAATCTCAGTAACCAATATTAACACTGGTCCATATTGAACATCCTCTAAGGCATCCAGCACAATAGCCCTATTCAAAGCCCTGTTGTTAACTACACAATTATAATAGGCATCCTGATATTTTTTATATTCAGATAAGGAGGAATTATCAGGAAGCTTTTTTATGACGATTTTTGGTTTTGATAAAACCTTTCTTTCCACTCCCTCATGAATAGTCAACTCTCCTATCACTGGCCCCAACAACCCCTCCATATTTAAAACATCCGCCTCATTGTCGGGCAAGGTAGCAGTGAAACCTAGCCGAATTGGGGCCAATGAATTTCTCAACACTTTGGCATACATGGATTTGGAGGAACGCAAACCCTCATGAGCTTCATCACAGATGATTATATCGTATTTATTGAAATATTCTTTGGGTTTTTTCCGATAAAAACCTTGAATGGTGCTAATATCTATTATATTTTTCAAACCACTAGAGGATAATGCCGCTTTAAATTGAGTAATGGGGACATGAGTGTTGCAAAGAAACAAAACAGAAGCATTGGGATAACAAGAAATTAATCCTAACATCATAGATGTTTTACCGCTCCCGGTAGCAGCCTTAATGATCCCCCTTTGATAATTAGCAGCGGCTTTGATCAATTCATATTGATAACTCCATTTTCCATCTTTCAGATTCTTCCCATTTATGAAAGGTTCATTTTCTGCTAAAATTGGAATCATAATACCATTTGGATCATCAATTTGAATATCAATATTATTTTTGATGCAATATTTTTGAACCCTATAAAGTAGACCAGTGAAAAAATACGCTTCACTTTTATTGTTATGTCGAATGAGGGATTTGCGTTTAGAAATGCGTTTATTGCCCCACTGGACTTTTTTATAGGTTTCAGTTTGATGTGATAGGGCGGGAAAGGCAAGTTCTTCCCCCTCAAGTATTTGACAATCAACAGGATCTTCAATTCTTATTTTTAACATATTTCTTTCTCAAGAAAAAGGAGGTGGGTCGGAGGTCCAGGAGGCCAACCCTGTTATTACTCCGACCCAATTTGATATGATACACTTACTTCATTAAAAAAAACCTTTCATTTATTAAATCATTGGAAGCCCTCCTATAATTTGATTAATTAATTTGACTTAAATTAAACTTAATTCATAAAATTCTATTATAATATATTTTCCCCGGTTTTCTAAAAAATGTTTCTAAAATCACCTCCTTTCATTTAGAAAACCATTATATAAAACATATTATATATTGCTTTTTCAAAAATCATTAATCTTTTTTAATCACATTAATTGATTTGTAAAATCCTTGAGTTCATTATAGATTTTATTTTTTTTGATACCCCTAATATTCCAGGGATAAATATCCACCACCGTTTGAGAAATGATGGATTTAATAATTTGTTTTTGTTTTTTGAGGAACTCATCTGGTGTGTTAAATAATATGCCCAGAACTATTTTGGACTCTTTGCTCAATCTTTCCCAACACAGTTTCTTATGCGCGAATTTTTCAGGATTATCCGCACTGGTTATCAAATCCGGTTCCCAATCATCTAATTTGGGGCACCAAGGGGGGATAATTGGAAAATCAGATAAAGGTGTCTCTTTCCCCTCCCCATGCCAGGCACATAACGGTTTATCCAAAATTATCTCATCATTTTCAAATTTAAACCCCTTGCTATCAGGACAACTGATACAGGTGAGAATTTCCAATATCGCGCTTGAAATTCCTTGATCATCTTTCCAATTCTTTCTTCTTTGAAGTTTCATATTAAACTCCTTTTCTTCGCTTTAAAATTATTGGTTGTTGATCATTATTTTTCTTTGGCACTATGCCGTCCCAAGGAATAACAGCAATACCCTTGCCTAAAAGAATAGCAATACAAGATCCACACATTATAGCTTTAATTTTAATTCCCAGTCTATATTCCACGACAGTACCGTCTGGTTGATGTTGAAACTCTGGTTTGTGACATAATGAGCAATACATAGATCCCTCCTTATGATGCTAATATTTTTTCAGCATCTTTTTGAAGTTTGAGAAGCACATTAACGGGAAAGATTTTTGATAATTTTTTCTTGTCCCCATCTATGATATCTTGCAATGTGTGAAAACCTTGGTCATACAATTTTTTAGCCCTCTTGCCTCCAATCCCTGGTAGTCGTACCAGTTCTAGTAGTTCCTCACCAATTCCATACTTGATCCTTTGCGGAAGGGTTTGCCACAAGCTCTCTTTATTCCACTTAGCATACATTTCATCAATAAGGTTCAATGCTTGTGTAATCCAGTCAATATCAAAAATAATGCCCATACGAATGGTTTTAATTAATCCATTATCATCTTTGAGATCCACCCCTTTAAAACTATGATAAATGGCAATAACAGTCCCCACAGCATTGCTGCATTGAATACCCTTATTGCGCAGTATATATTTTATATCATCTGCTTCTTTTTGAATATCCTTCCCGATAAAGCCCGGATCATTGGTGGGGATATCTCCCAATGCCCACGCCAGAGTGAGGTCATCTTTATGACCACCGAAAATCTTTCCAAAATTCCGATACCATGCAAATATATCATAAGGATTAAAATACAACCAAGCACTTACTTTCCCCAAATTGGTGATAAATGGATTAATTCCACTATAACCAATCATTTCCATTTGTTCCAAGTCCGTCATTAGTGCCTTGGCATTTGTATCGTTGAATGGATTTAAACCTTGTCTGAAAGCCAAACTTCTTTCATACCATGCAATCAAACTTCTTAGACTTGTGATTTCTTTAGTTTCAATCTCAGCCAATACATGAAAAGCCAAAATGCGATGATCATTCAATACACTTGTTACTGGTCTTGGATTGATAAAAGTATTAATCCAAGCGCCTGTGGTACCCTCTGGAATAATTAAAAATACATGACCTTCATCATCTATTCCATAACGTCCAGCCCTGCCAGCCATCTGAATAATATCTAGTTCATCTACTTGGTTGATGCCCCGATGGACACCTACAATTATAACATTTCTTGCCGGCAAATTCCGCCCCCATGCGAGCGTACTGGTACTAACCAACATCCCGATTCCATTAGTGCGATCCTGAAACTTTTTTTCCACCTCCAATCTTTCACTTAAATCTAAGTCAGCATTGTGAAATATCGCTTCTTCGCCAGATTCACTCAATATTTTTACAATATTTCGTCCAGTAGCCTTATCATGACAAAAGATGAGGAATTTTTCATCAGGTTTGTTCATAGCGATCTCTACTGCCAAATTGAGCTTTTTTTCCTGATTGGCCCAATAGTCCTCCCCTCCCCACTTGTTAAGTGAAAGTTGATACTCTTCATAATGCATTTGCAAGGTGACCGGCCTCCACGTATTATAAATTATTGTCGAAGGTTTACCGTTCAAAGTTGTTAACCATTCCCCCAATTCTGGACAATTGGGCATTGTGGCACTGAGAAAGAGAATTCTCGCTAATGGATTAATTCGGGTGAATCGCATAATACCAGTCTCCACAGCATGACCACGAGATGTGCTGAGAATATGAGATTCATCAACAATTACTAATCCCACTTCTTTCAACCAGTAGTTTTTTTCTTGGTGCATGCGACGAGTGCGACTATCTGCCATTTCTGAAGTCATAACAATAATGCGACTCCTACCTAATTTATCTTTCATGTCTTGGCTCAAAACATAATCCCCGGTAAGAATACAAATTTGCTCCTTTGGAAAACGCTTTTGCCAATCATCATATTTTTCTTGTGCAAGAGATTTTAGAGGACTGAGGTAAATCACGCGCTTATTTTCTTGATACAAAGTATAATCCATCAAAAACTCTGCGCAAATGGTTTTCCCCGCACTTGTATTAGCACCAATAATCATATTAGCGTTTTCTGATCTATAAGGTAGCGCCTCTGATTGTACCGGATTAAAATTATCAAAAGGATACTGCCAATCTGAATATTCCGACGTGGAGATCAACTTTCCCTCAAATGGAGATATTCGTCCAACGGGGAGTATTCTGCTCGATAAATCAAATTCTTCTCCGTTTTTGTCTCGAATTCCTTTATTTTCATCTTGTCCCGCTGAATTTGTCTCCTCAACAATTGGATTTTCTCCCTCTGACTCAACAATTGTTTTCTCTTGTACGTTTTGCTCATTTTCCATCTCCTCATTGTAAAAAAAATCAGGATCTTTATCCTTTACCCTGGCCTCAAATGTGGGTTTCCCTTTTGGATTCTTCTCCCCTAAAATATAGGCTAATTGCCCCTCTGTTAGTTTGCCATAAGAGTCCAAATTTTCAAGTAGAGATTGTGCAAATTCCATCCAACAAATGGATTCATGTTTCAAAATAGATCTTACATAATTGAAATCTATTATATTTTGTGCTTTGGCTGTTTTCAAAAATTCCATGATCCTGGCCAAAATACGTTGTTCAATAGTGGTGGCACCCTCCACCCGGAGGATTTTTTTACCCTTACCAAGAGGGCGATTATTCTTATTGTCCCAAAAGATGATTCGAATGGCATCCTGTCCCAAATCACGTGTTTGTCCGGTGCTGAGATCAATAGTGGAATATAACCGAACATCCACGTTGGGACTCTCCGTCTTGAATTGATAAATAATCTCTTTGCTTTTAGGATCATCTACAATTTGATAATCCTTGGGAAGAATTTTTTCAAATTGCCCCTTTGTTAATGTTATAAAGGCCATGTCTAAATCTCCTTTTTATCAAACTCCAAAAACATTTCCCACCAAAGTCCTTCATTGCCATCCTTCATTGCCATGGGGAATTTTTCAGGATCTTTTTGATGATTTTCTCTCCAATATTTTACAAATTCATCAAGGCATGTTTGCACATCTTCTCTGAATTCAATTAAAGTTTCCATTGTTTCCCCTCTAATTTTACCAAATGAGAGATGCTCACTGAATCACTAGCTGTTTTACCAACCCTTAATGCTCCATTTCTTCCTACAAAATAATATTCAATATCTTGAGGTCTGGTAAACTGTCGATATTTACTTTTGCTTTTGATCTCCTTGCAACCCTTGGAAATCAACCATTCTACAATTTTCTCATTTTTTGTTTTCATCATTTTCCTCCCACATTTTGAGAATATATCGAATTTGTCCCCCCAAACTCCTCTCTTTTTTGGACGCCTCTGTTTGAATTTTCTTCACAAGACTCTCAGGAAGCATTAAGCTCACCATTTTTTCTTTTTCATCTGTCATATTTATTCCTCCCTTTTTATGTATTTAATTTTTCCATAATGCCTATCCTCTTTTGGGGATAAGCATTAGCAAAAATTAAACAACTATTTTAAAATAAATGAGTATCAATAAATTCATTCAAAACCCTAATCAAACGAGTTGTCCGATCATTGATATTGAACAAACTTTGATCTTTGACCAACCGGGTTATTGCCCCATTGAATTGATAGAGGGATTCATACCCTTCACTTATCTTTTTTTCCATTTCATAACATTCTATAAATTTGGGGAATTGCTGAGGCGGAAACACATTTTCTTTCATGGAATCAAAAGTCAGGATCTTGAAATCATTTTGGTTGATGGTTCTGTTTTTTAAATTTTTGTGCCAATATTCCAATCTTTTCATTCTGTCAATTAATCCAATAAAAGATCTTTTGGCAATCTCTAAAAGTTCCTCAAAATTGAGTTTCCCTGTATGTCTTCGAAATTCAATAAAATCATCCCCTTTGAACATCATGTTAGCACAAGCGATGACATGGTTACCTGCGCAAATTCCTACTGCAAAATCTTTTCTCATGGAGTTGCGGAAACCTATCATCCATCTCATCCCGTTGTCTTCTTGGTTCAAAACCCAGGAGCCGAAAAGATTCATTCCACTGGCAGAAAGGGTGTAATTTTTTTTGGTCACTTCCATTCCGGTGTTTTCTACTGCCAGTTGCAAGGCATCTATAACCTTTGAATGACTTACTGGATGCCAACTATGGGTCCATTCAGGCTCGGGCACCGCTATGACTTCTAATTCATCCACTCTTGGTGATAACATGTCAAATCCTCCTATTTGAAAATTGGTTCCAAAACGATTTTACATCCATCTTGAATAGCCTCATTAATTCGTGTTTGAATGATTGCTCTAAATGAACCAGATTTATTGAATAGCCCCACAAATGTTTCGTTGTCTTCTACTCCGCATTGAAAAATCTCTCGGATTTGTATTTCTTTCATTGGTTCATAAATCGTAAATTTATATGATTCGGGTTTTTTAATCATAATTAAAATCCTCCAAAAATCATAATTATGACCGCTATCATTTCAATCATGATCATAACACAACCAATAAAATTAAAAATGGTTGAAAATATTGATTGTGGTTTTTCCTTATTATATCCGTAACAATCATATTTATTCATAAATTAATCTCTCCACAATAAAAGTAATTAACTCCATATATTCATCATGATGTATTCCTTTTGGGTAAACTTCATTTACTCTATTTGTAAATTGTGTTAGATCACCTTTCCAGCAACCACATATAATTTGTATGTCATTTTTAGTAGTCCAATATATAGATGTTTGTTCTTTTCTAGAACCTATTCTTTTTGAAATGTAATGTTGTGGATTAGTTTTGAAGTTTTCACATTTTGCGCTGTTAGTGCAGTTGGCACAGTAGGTGCAGTTGGCACAGCAGGTGCAGTTGATGCAATTGTTGCAGTAAGTGCTGTTGGCACAGTAAGTGCAGTAAGTGCTGTCGATGCAATGGTTGCAGTAAATGCAGTAGGCGCAGTTGGCACAGCAGGTGCAGTTGATGCAATTGTTGCAGTAAGTGCAGTAAGTGCAATTGTTGCAGTCGGTGCAGTTGTTGCAGTGGATTAATGATTTACTTTTTATTATGGCTTGCTTCTTTGAATTATTCTCACAATCCCATATATTGTTATTCTCATCCACCCAAAATTCTATATTTTTAATTATTTTCTTTTCCATCTTTCAAATCTCCTTGTTTTAAGGTTACCACTTAATGAATTCTGCTAAATACCCTTTCAGAATTTCTTTATTTTTTGTTTTCAATTTCTTTTGTAAAAAATTACGCAATTCTGTATCGCTCATTATCAATCCTTCAACTAGGTCATAAAATTCAGAACAATCTGCATCTGGAAAATCAGCCAGTAAATCTACCCTTGTTTCTTCACAAAAATTTTGAAATTTTTTCTCTGTCATTTTTTCCATTTTTAAATCTCCTTTTTAATAAAGAATTTTATGAATACAAATTCCATAAATTTTTGTTAATCTAAATGCTGTTTTATAACAAAAACCAATATCTCTCAATCTGCAATATACATGCAGACAATTGAAACGATGTTGAATTTTATTTCTTATATTTTTCATTAGAAGATCTCCTTTAATCATTAGTATTTAAACCTTCAAGGCTGCCCTTGATTTATATCAAGGGCAGGATCAAGGTTTAATTGAACTCTTCTTAATAGCTTAAAGATACTGAAGTCAATTTTGCAGTTGGATAATTTTCTTTTAACCATCCTTCTGCTGCACTCCAACTATTCTTTTTTGAGTACTTCAAAATGGTGCTTATTGGAATCATCGTTTTTCCTTCCGTCTTATTTTCCTTATATGTAATAATCAACAAGTTGGGTCGTCTTGCAGTTTTCATTTTCACTCTCCTTTATCTAAATTTAATGCTTCTCGAATCATATCAAATTTTAATGCTTCTCGAATTATATCAAATTTTGCAGCTTTCATTTTTTCTTTAGTGTCAACCCGTTTTAATTCCCAATTTTCTTTTTCAAGTTTATTAAGTTTTGATCTTAGATTTTCAGTTTGTTTTTTCTTTTCAATGAGTTCATTTTCAAGCCGCCTTATTCTTTTGTAAATGGTCCGCTTGCTTTCTCGCAGGATCATTTCGCGGTTGAAAAGATCATTTTCACGTTTTACAAATTGTTTTTCAAACGAATTTTGCACATCTTCTTTGTAATTGGCAAGTGTTGTTCCTTTCAAAATATCAATAGCCATATCCTGAGATAATGTAAGAAAGTTCACCCAAGTAAAAATTCTCTTGTTCTCTTGAGTGAGTGAATTCCAATATTCATGTATGTCAGCCATATTTGATCTTCCAATAAGATCTTGATAGGTTAACACATGATCTAATCCGATGCCAGGTTCGTGGCTAACACCATCATTTTTGAATATTGTTAAAAATACTGAAACCTTTTTTGTATCCATTTTCACTCTCCTTTATATAAATGATAAAATCATCTTTCTTTGCTTCCCAAATAAAAGGGGCTCTTGGAAATGGCTCATAAAACTTTCCAACAACCCCTTCGATTGAAAAACAAAATCTTCTTCTGCTGCTTCCTTTTTCTTTGCATCGCAAACAGGTTCTGAAAGCAAGTCCTGGGAATTTTGATCTATGGGATTCCAAACCCTTTGGGAGGGCGTTTATTCCTCTCCGCTTGGCACATTTTCGTCTGACTTGGGAGATCCTTTGGTTGACATCCGAAACTCCACTGCGGGATGCCCCTACTCAGGCCTTTTGTCAGGGGAGGAAACTTACTCCCCGCCAATCCACCCTATGGCAAAAATCTGGTGGTCAGAAAGTTAAGATGTTATTTTTGGGTTTACTCGCTGGCTCCGTTTCCCTTGAGCCTCTCAACCTTCCCTTATCCTTTACTTATATTATAAAGCTTATTTTTAAAAAATCAAGCTTTTTCTTAACATTTCGTAGAAAAAAATAAGTAATAAAATCAAGGGTTATCAATTTTTTTTAAAATACTATCCCCCCTTCATAAAAAAAGGAAAGAAATATTCAATATTTCTTTCCTTTTTTTAATCTTAAAACACCCTAAAACATTAAAACCTGTTGGACAAATCTCACGCAGGCACAACGGTCAAGGAGAGCTTATAAAAAGATCTGTCCTATATTTTAGATATCTTTTTCAACCACCACTTCCCCATCCCATGAGTGCGATCCGGGAGTAAATTTAAATGTGTCTGCTACATAACGAACAGTGACATCTGAGCCATCCGGTGAGCCATCCATATTTGTATCAATATAATTAGGAACATCCTTCCAAGCGAATTTTGCATACCCTCCCTTTCGATCACAAAAGTGATGATAAAGTGCCCAAAATTTAGTATCACTCATCCCCTTCCATATTAATTTCCATTGGAGAATAGCCACATCACCACTAATATTTTGATATTGTTTATTCATTCCTTCACTTTCAGTAATGATATTATAAAATTTAGGTTCCATGGGATAAACCCAAGTCGGGGTGCATCCAGATAAGGCTGTTGCCATTATACTCTCCCTTTCACCATTTTACGCATTCTTCCGTCATTAAGGTAGTCCCGGAGAACGGCATCAGGGGCAAGTTTATGAACCATCTCTGCACTCACCGCCCTCATAGTATCCTGCAGTTGTTTATCATTCATAAACGTAGCACCATCAAAATTGTAATTATATTGGACAACAGCCCCAGAATCCTGAGATTGATTAGCAGGGATGACCTTTTCCCCCCGTTGGAGTATTGCGGGGTATTCATCACTTTTAAGTCCTTTGTGAAGCCTGGGGGCATTAGCAAATGTACCAATGGGAACTGCCATTTTAGTGCCAGATGTCAATCCTACAATTCCACCACCATGAAGCAAAGCAGTTGTTAGGTAAGTTCCAAGCATTGAAATACCGCTGGAGAGAGCTTGTGATGCGGGTTTGGCTATCATTTCTGTCATCATTATTTTTGCTATTTCTTCAATGATAGCTGCTGCCATATCTCTAAATGCATCGCTAATGTCCTTGGTTCCTTTAATTACTTCCATAAATGAATTTGTAAAAATTGAGGTAAAAGAGTCACTAAGTTCCATAGTAACGTCATGCCATTTTTGCCCTTCATTTTCATATGTGCTAGTGATTTGTTCTATAGCAATTTGAATACCCCTTTGAGCATCTGCTGTATATTTCAGTTCATGATCCCATTGGGCTTGCATCAACTCATCAATTGTAGCCCCTTGCTCCTTCATCTTACTTAATTGATTATCAAGCCATGCTTGACTTGATTGATCAGATTCAGCAATGATATTGGCAGAAGTCGCTTTGTAATGTTGTTCTATCATATCAATTAATTCTTTGTTTTTTTGAAATTTTACAATCATTGCAATACTCTCTTCGCCCAACGCAAGCAATTTATAATCTTTTTCACTCATTGTTAATTTGTTAATATCATCAGCATATTTATTATACAATTCTCGGGCTTGGTCAAGTTCTTCTTTTACCTCCTCAGCATCCACTGCTTTCAATTTAATAAGACTGATCTTTTTGATTTGTTCAGAAAATTTTGTCATCTCCGCAGATGTATATTTTCCCGTTCTTTCTAGTTCATTTCTTGTCTCCTCAGCCCAATCATAAACTTCCTGTCTCTTTTGATCCCATGTTTCTAGATCAAACCGTCGTGATTCCATTTCATATTGTTCTTGGGTTTTGAGAAGATTGTCAAATGTCTTTTTGACCAGATCCTCATGTCTCTTGACAGCTTTGTCTTGTCCTTGGTTCCCCGCCCCACCGCCTGGAGGAGGGGAGGGGATTCCGGTATCTTTGGGCATATTTATTGGAAATCTTTTTCCTGCTTCAGTAGGAAAACCCCTGATGACATTATTTATATTTTCAACCGTTGCTTGATATTGTCTAACAAAACTCCCTAAATCGGCATTGAATGCTTTTAACTGCTCATTCATAAATACAATTGCTCCAATAACTGCCCCCGCTTGTCCTCCAAATATAATGGCACCAATAATCCCCATTCCTGCCCCTGAGACAATACCGGCTGGCAATGAATTATAAATATTTACTAACATTTTGGTATAATTTACAAAATCCTCTAGTGCTGCCCCAATTGCGGGTTTCCAGGTCAAAATAGAGTCTTTATTTTTTACTAGCCAATCATTGAGTTCTTTTGCCTTTTCAATTATCATTTCATAAACAGGTAGCATTAACCCTCTCAAAATTTGGGTGGCTGTTGTATCTAAGGTTGATTTAATGGTTTGCCATTGATTTTCAAGTAATTTAGTGGCGGGACCAAATCCAGAGAGAAGATCCCCTATATGCTCAAGAATGGTCCCTTCTGCCCTCCAA